AAATTTGTGATTTGTAAAAATGTTGCAAACAATGTAGAAAACGATTTTGAAATAGATGATTTAGATTGGATAAAATGTCAATTGTATGGAAAGCCACAAGCAATAGTGCATTCGCATCCTCGTTCTGGACCGAAACCAAGTGAAATGGATATGTTGCAAGCAAAAAGATTTAATTTGAGTTATATTATAATTTCTTTACGAAATTGGGAAATGGAAATTTATACGCCATGAAAAGAATTCATTTACTAGGAAATTTGGGAGAAAAATTTGGTCCTTTATGGAGAGCAAATTGTTCTACTGTCTCCGAAGCGCTGAGACTGATTGAATGTCAGTGCCCAGACTTTAAAAAGTATTTAATAGATACAGTAGAAGAAGGAACAAATTTTGCAGTTCGAACGGGGAAAGAGTTGCTAGAGACGGGTGAAGAGCTATATATGAACATCACAGAAGAGGATGTTTATATTACAGAAGTTCCAGCAGGCTCTGGCGGTTGGGGTAAAATTATTGTTGGAGCTATATTAATTATAGCAGCAATTGTTTATGTTGCTTATACAGGGGATCTTGGAGGAGCGGCCGGCACTTTGGGAGAGGCTTTTCAAGCTTTAAGTGCTGGTCAAGCAATGTTTGCTGTTGGATTAGCTTCTATTGGATTAAATTTAATTATGGCAGGCGTAAATGAATTGCTTATGCCAAAACCTGACAAAGGAAAACAAGGTGGAGCCTTTTTTTCTGGTCCTATAAATACGATTAAACAAGGTCAACCTGTGCCACTTCTTTATGGTGAACTTATAGTTGGTGGTGCTCCAATTTCTGTATCATATACAAAGTCAAGAACAGCTACAACGGGGTATGTATACTCTGATGCTACAGCGGGGCCTCCTCCCGTAGGAACTACTTCGACTTCGAATCAATATACGGCAAATCCACAAGAATATGCAGGAAATTATAGTGGAGCTATTGATTCTTTACCAAATTTACAAGCAATTTTAGATTCTTTATCAAATTATACGTATAGTGTAAGCCTTACTTTCTAGGAGCGTAGAATGGCAATTTCAGGAATAACTGGACAACTGGTATTAGATGCGGCAACAGAAGCAGCAGCTACTGAAGCTTTTGTAGGAAGTGCAACTACTGTAGGAGGCACTACAGGAGCTACTAGCCCTCAATATGCAGTAGTTTATGACCTAATTTCAGAAGGTGAAATTCATGGGCTTGTTAATGGAGCTGCAAGCGTATATTTAAACGGTACTCCACTAACTACTGAAGCTTATAAACCTTCAGTAAGTTCTATAGTTTCTGGAAACGGTACTTTTACTGCTGGAAGTCTTACAGTATCCTCAAGCCAAGTAAATTTATCAAATACAAGCGGACGATTTATAATACTTGAACGTGGAGGAAAAGTTTCAAGTGCTTTTACCGCGAATGCTGGAGATACTAGAATAAGAGCAAATGGATTTTTTACAGCAAATATGGCAATAAATCCTGCTTTGCTCTCAGCTGCGCGACCAAAATTACGAATTACTGGCATGGGAGCTGGAGGGCGAGAATATGTAGGTACCGTTGCTCAGTATATAGATGCAAATATTGCTGTAGTAGAGCCTCCAATAAGTACTTCAGGTGTAAATAAAGCTGGTGGAATTGATCATATTGCTGTAGTAAATACTGCAACTTCAAATTCTTTAACAGTTTATGTTGCTCCAGCCGTTTCTGGTACTAAATTTCAAATTTTTGCAGCTCCCGTTGCTCAAGATCAACTATATAACGATAAGTGGAATTTTAAAAATACTGCCGTAAATTTTAGAGTTGGTACTTTAAATCAAACTCCAGTAACTTATGCAGATGTTCCAACCGCTAGTTTTTTAAGCTCAATTGAACAGTCTTTGGAGTGGACAAATACTTTTAATGGATTACAGTCTCCACTTAGTTATTCTGCAGCGGCATTAGGAGTACCTGAAGCTTCAGAAATTGATAAAGTAAGATTGGGTATAGAATTTCCAGCTGGTCTTTACGTTAATTCTGGAGAAAAGGGTAAAATTCAACCTGCATTTGCAGGTTTTCAAGTTAAGTTTCAATATACTCAAGGTGGAGAAGTTAAAACCGCTGTTATACTAGGACCTTCTTCCGGTACAGGATTTCCTTCTGGAAATCAAAAAATAGATGTTTGGAGAGATGCATTATCTGGGTATTCAGGAGTTTATAGAACAGATATCAATTCTGCATTTATACAAGAAATTGAAATACCAGTAGAACAATTTAAACCTTTTACTAATTTTTCAATTATTGTATCCAGAGTTAATCCACACAATTCTAGTAATTATTCTACAAATGATTCTACTTTTATTAGCACTACAACTTTAAAATATGTTGAATGCCAAGTGCTTGATAAATTTAGATACCCTCACTCTGCGTATGCCGCAATTACTTTTCCTTCCGAAGGATTTAATTCTGTACCTGGCCGATCGTATCATGTTCGTGGTATAAAAGTTCAAGTACCTTCCAACTATACTACGCGAGAAGAGTCTTTTGATGGAAAGGCAAAGTATACGGGAGCTTGGGATGGTACCTTTATTACACGATATACAAATAATCCTGCTTGGATTTTTTATGATCTTGCTACAAATAAAAGATATGGTTTAGGTAAATACGTAGATTCTTCGTTAGTAGACAAGTATAGTTTATATAGAATTGGTCGATATTGTGATGAATTAGTTCCTGACGGCAAGGGGGGAATGGAGCCTCGTTTTACTTGTAACGTATATATTTTTGAAGCTGAAGAAGCATATAAAGTACTACGAGATTTAGCTACTACTTTCCGCGGTATGATGATTTGGGCACAGGGAGCACTATTAGCCGTTCAAGATAGCCCAAAAGAACCTATCTACACTTTTACTCAAGGTAATATTGTAGATGGTATATTTACTTATGAGTATTCCGGAAGACTTGCTCGTTATAATGAAGTAAATATTACTTGGAATAATCCAGATCAGTTTTATCAACAAGATGTACTAACAGTTACAGATCAAACAGATATAATTAAGCAAGGAAAAGTTGTGCCCATGAACTCGGTAGCCTTTGGTTGTACTAGCCAAGGACAGGCGTATCGTGTAGCTTTATGGAACATGTTAACTTCTCAGCTTGAAACAGAATTTATAAGTTTTGGTACTGGCATGAATGCAAATTTTCTATTGCCAGGAGATATTATAAATGTACAAGATCATCATTTAAATGCTATTCAAGCTAGTGGTCGTATTCGTTCCGCCTCTGGAACAACAATAACTTTAGATAGAGATGTTACAATTGCAAGTAGTACTTTTAGCAATAGAACTTCTTTTGAAAATGCTTTAGTCTCTTCCGGTACCGATAACTTTAATTCTTTTGTGGGAAACACTGGAGCAAAAGCAGCTTCGATAACTCGTTCTTCTACTAATGCTGCATCTCTTGGTAGTTACAGTTATAGAGCAAATAGCACTACAGGTACTTTAGCAATAGATGCAATGACAGAATATACTGCAGAAGGATATAGTTCTGCTATTGCAAATACTTCTAATAATGTTGGGCTTACTACAAGTACAAGTAGAGCAGGAATAGTATTCTCTCAGTTTAGTCCAGCAATTAGTTCTTTTGGTGCAGAAATATCTGTTCGTACAATTGCAAATACTACTTCCGAAGATTATAATGTAAATGGCATTGCTTCTTACAGAACTTACAATGCTCAAGTGCCTCTTACGGTAAATGTTGGGTATACTTCAGGTACTGTAAAGTCTTATAATATAGTAGCAAATAAAGATAAGTTTTTTGGAGTTAGTAGTTCATTAAGTACAAATATAGCAAATGTAAGCATAAGTTTTACTAATGCTGTATCTTCTACAAATGAATTCATTACTATTGATAATCTTATTCTTGGCAATACTTCTTCTGCGGTTCAAAGTACAGCGCATACACTACATGTTGTTTTTGATGGTCCAGGCTGTTATTTACAGCAAACTTCAGCAGTTATTTC